ATTTCATTAAGCATATACCTGTAGCGGGTAGGCCCAAATTTATCTCAGATAGGTTTGGTGGTGCTTCTAAATGGTTCTCATCAGATTTTACTAGTTTTGAGTCACACTCTGTTCAAGAGATTTTAGATAACTTGGTTGGACAAGTTTATTACAATATATTAGGACATTTGCCAGAATGGGATGAATTTGCTTTTCTATTCGGCATTATAAAAGGAACTAATACCCTTTATTTTAAGGACTTCAAAATGAAGGTTGATGCAAAGAAATGTTCTGGTGAGATGGACACATCTTTAAGTAATGGCTTATTAAATTTTCTGATGTTATCGTGGATTGCAGAATGTGAAGGATTAAGTGGATTCGACTTATGTGTTGAGGGTGATGATTCAATAGGTACCTTCGACAGTATTGGTGATAAAGAAATAGATTTCGAAAAGTATGGTTGTTTGTTAAAATTTGAGCTACATGATAGATTAGGGAGTGCCTCTTTCTGTGGTTTAATGTTTTCAGACAGCTTACAGTCCATAGGAGATTCATTTCGTCATATCGCTCGCATGTGTGGGAAACAAAAATATATTTCGGCGGGTGATAGAGTTCTAAATGCATTGGCTCGTGCAAAAGCAATGTGTTTGTTGTACCAATACCCTAATTGTCCTATATTGGCAGCGTACTGTGAATACGTACTCCGTGTAACGAGGGGTTACGATGTAAGAAGATTTTTATACGATGACATGTATAAAATCGACATTTTTGAAAAAGCTTTGGCAACAAAAGTGTATAAACGTGGTTTGATTCATGATGATACAAGAATTCTGTATGAACAGATATTCAACATCACTGTACAACATCAGTTGGAAATTGAGCGTTATTTCGATGGACTAAATAAATTGGAGGAAGTGTGGCACCACTCGTTTGATTTATATTTAACTAGAGAAGCAATAATGTTTGACTACAACTACACTGTTTACGGAAATAATAAGAATCAGAAACCAATTGAACCTTATATCCCTACATCATTGGTTGACATTTGGCCAATGGATGCTTTGGAGAAAATACGTATCGAATACAAATGTTAAACCGTCTCGCACTAATAGCGTAAAAATAGGCAAACTATTCCTGGG